TACCGAAAGGGAGAATAACTGGATTCGCCGGTCCGAGTATGGCTGGAAAGACATATATAATCAACAAAATTCTAGCAAATGCTCAAAAAGAAGGGCTCATCCCGGTTGTGTTTGACACAGAAGCTGCTGTTGATGAAAGAAGCGCCAAAGGTGTGGGTCTAGACCCATCAAAAGTTAAATATGTACCGGTCCAGACCGTTGAAGAGACAAGAAATCAAATTGTAGCATTCTTAGATAAAATTATTGAACATAATCAACAAGGTAAATTTATCATAAGCATAGATAGCTTGGGTAACCTAGCAAGTCAAAAAGAGATTGCAGACATCGAAAAAGACAAATTTGCGATGGACATGGGTACTAGAGCCAAAGGTCTCAAAAGCATGATGAGAACATTGACCTTCAAAGCTGCTGAAGCAGACACCACAGTACTTTTCAGTAATCATACATATGACGACCCGGCAGCATTACATCCGACCCTAGTCAAAAACCAATCTGGGGGCAAAGGACCAGTATATTTAGCAAGCGTACTTGTACAGTTAGCAAAAAAAGACTCACGACATGACAAAGCAGCTGATGGTGATGAAAAATTAGCTGAAGCTAAAACATACAGTGGTACAATTTTGAGAGCACTAACAGTTAAAAATCGTTTCATCCCACCCTTTTTAGAGTGTGAGATGTATCTCAACTTTAAAACCGGTTTAGATAAATATTCCGGTCTGTTGAATGTGGCTGTTAATAATGGTGTGATTGTTCAAACAGGGTCAACATATCAATTACCAGATGGTACCAAGTTAGGTTATTACAAAAACTGGAAAGATAACCACGAGTTATGGGATGAGAAAATCATCCCGGGAATTGAAGAAAATTTACAACAAAACTACAAATATAGTTAAAGTATTTTTCTGTTGTTCCAACCTGGTCGTCTCAAAACACTCTCTGCAAACTGCACTCCGGATTGATTACCTTTAGTGTACTGCCCGGTCTTAGGATCTCTTTTAGTAGGATCTTCTTCCTGAGTTGAATCATAACCAGCTTGCGCACCCTGCGCCATGTCTCCTGCTGCTTGACCGACTGCTTGAGCTCCAGTGGCAACAGCATCTGCTCCTTTTTGTACACCACTAGCGATTGCTCCACCGGCTTGTTTGGCTATGTCAACACCTTTGTCGACACCTTGTCGGAGAGTTGAGTTTGGATCAGTCACCTGGTCTTTGGCTGCACCATATGCTTGTGTAGCAGCTCCAACACCCTTGGTAACAGCATTTTTAAGAAAACCACCAACTTTCCCCAACGCGCTTCCAGCTGCTTGGGCCATTCCTGGATTGGTGATCTGTTGTATCTGCCCTAGTTGGTCAATGGTTAGTTGAGTACCCAAACTAGAATTTATTTGATTCACCATGTCAGGTGTGATTTTTGCCTCTTCAACTAGTTGAGCTGCTTCTTGAAGCGCGTCCCATACTAGATCTGAATTCTCTAAAAGTGTTTGTCTTTTTTGATGTTTTTCCCAAATTATATGCGTATCGTTATTCATTGCTTGAATTATTTAATCAAATAAGCTATAATATCTAGATGAAACGATGTATTATACCTGTTAGTGGTGGTATTGACTCAAGCTCAATACTGTACCATGCGCATAAAAACCATGACTGGGATGAAATACACACCGTGACATTCAACTATGGTCAGCGTCACAACAAAGAAATTGAGTACGCGAATCGACTGGTAGAGAATATAAGTACATCTCACAAGATTTTAGACATGTCCTTTATAAAAGACATACTAACATCAAGTTCCATAACAAATGAAAATATTGATGTCGCCAAAACATCTGACATACTGGGTGACCCACAGACAGTAAATTATGTACCTAACAGAAACATGATAATGTTATCAATCTGCACCGGTTATGCTGAGAGTGTGAAAGCTTCCCATGTGTATCATGGAGCGGCTCAAGTTGATAGTGAAGCTGGTTATTGGGATGGTACTCAAGAATTTGTAGCATGTATGAACATGATAAATGATTTAAACAGACGTGATCGAGTGACAATCGAAGTACCATTGATAAGAATGTCCAAGCAGCAAATTATCAAGATGGGATTTGATGCTGGTCTAGATTATAAAAAAACATGGACATGTTACGAAGGCCGCGACAAAGCATGTGGTAAATGCACTGCATGTAGCAGCAGAATCAAAGGGTTTATAGACAACAACATGATTGATCCAATTGAATATGAGATAGACATACCATGGGATAAATACAACTGCGAGCCAATTTAAATATGTGCGGTATATACGGTAGTGTTTGTTTTGATAATTTTAAAGAGCTGTACGCCTTAAACATCAACAGAGGTAATTTTGCCAATGGACATGTGTTCATATCCAACAAAGACAAGAGCATACACATTTCTAGAAATGAAGGTGTAAAACAATATACATCTCACCCGGAATATGATGTGGACATGTATCTAGGTCACACACAGTCACCCACCGGTTCTGTTCGTGATTTTCACCCATCAACAACACATCCTTTTGAAACTGACCACTGGTTAGTAGCTCATAATGGTGTGATCAACAACTACAAAGAATTGATTCAAAACCACCTTCCGGAACATCGATGTGATGTTGACTCTAGTGTGATCCCGGGAATTTTAGAGTTACACTACACTCATAGCCACACCGTGTCTGAGATCGACTTCATGGTAAAATCCTGCCTAGATAACATAAAAGGAACATACGGTATATTTCTATACAACAAAAAATACAACATATTGTATGTAGCTCGATGCGGTAGTACACTGTACATGAACGAGTCGAAAACATGTTTCAGCTCAACACAACATGACGGGTTTAGCGAGCTACCGGAACTAACGTTATACCGTAGTCATCCGGGAGCTGATAATGAAAATAAATTTCAAAAAATACATCAACTGAAAAACAACTCTTCTTTCATCATTTTTTAATATGACTAAAAACAAAATCGAACTGAAACCTATACTAATAGTCTCCGCGACCAAAGCAGATACTGCGAAAGACACTAGATTGGTAAACTCTTTAAATGCTATATCAGACCAAGTTAAACTAAAAATTCTAACAAACAATGAGTCTGGTTTACCTAAAATATATAACAAGTTTTTCACAAAAAAAATTGCGGAAAAGCATGACATTGTATTATTTTGCCATGATGATTTATATATAGATGATTTGAAACTAAGAGGTAAACTATACAAATCAATGTTTGTTGACAAATATGATATTGTAGGTCTCGCCGGAGCATCAACATGTACAATCACACATGATAAGCCCACTCTGTGGCATCTGATGAGCGAGAGAAAATCATGGTCCGGTACAGTGTTCCACCCAGCTGCACCAGAAGGTCAATTAGTAGGTGACAAGTTGAGCACTGTCATGTCTACTACATACGGACCAACCCCTCAACGATGTTTGGTGCTAGACGGTGTATTTTTAGCGGTTAACATACATAAAGCCCGTAAAGCTAAATGGAAATTTAATGAAAATTTTGATTTTCATCACTATGATATTGCTAGCAGCCTGGATGCAAATGAAAAGAAACTCAAACTAGGCACTTGCATGGTTCATGCTATACATGATTCTCCTGGATTGTCATCATTACAAGACCCAGACTGGTTGGATAGTCAATCTAAATTTTTAGAGTTGTATAAATAGCAATTGTATCATATCATAACGTATGATTGGAATTGACGATCAATTGTTTGAACATGTGATCATGCATAACTGCATGACAGATGACAGGTATATGGCTAGTGTCATTGACTATTTGAAACCAGATCTCATCAAAGATGTTAGTATAAAACAAACATACAAGCTAGTGTCTGAATTTTATCAAGAGTATGGTGATCTACCCACATCAACTGAAATAAAAACACGTTGCGATAGTGATGATTTAAAAAATGCAGTGAGGAACACTGTAGGTTATATCAAGAACCTAGACAAGACATACAACAAAGACGAACTATACAAAAACACAGAGCAGTTCATAAAAGAACGTGCAGTTTACAACACATTGCTCGATGTTGTGGAACATGGTTCATCCGGTAGTTTGGAACCAAGCGAGCTGTTGAACAAATTCGAAACAGCATGTAACATAAATTTGAATGTAGATGTGGGTGTTAATTACTTCAAAGAGGTTGACCGGCATATCGATGACATGTTGAAGGATGAAAAATTTATAAAATCAGGTTGGGACTGGCTAGACGACAAACTAAATGGTGGGTTCTTAGATTCTGGACGCGCGCTGTATGTTTTTGCCGGGGAGACTAATGTAGGTAAAAGTATAATACTAGGCAATATAGCGACAAATTTATGTAAACAAAACAAACGTGTTTTGTTAGTCTCATTAGAAATGTCTGAAATGCTGTATTCCAAGCGTTTGAGTTCAAATATTGCTCAGGTACCTATCAACGAAGCTCATCTCAGTGTTGATTTCTTAAAAGAGTCTGTTCATGGGTTCAAATCGAAATACACAGATGCAGAATTGATAGTGAAAGAATTTCCCCCTAGCACCGTGACCCCTCAACAGTTAACAGCGTACATAACCAAGCTGTCGCAGACATCAATGAAACCTGATGCTATTGTGCTAGACTATATCAATTTGCTCAAAGGACCTCAAGGTAGCAACACTTATGATCAGATAAAAAAGGTGACTGAACAAGTACGCGCAATTTCGTATAAATTTGAATGCCCGGTAATAACTGCGACTCAGCTCAACAGAAGTGGTTATAATGAAACAGACCCAGGTTTGGACACAATTGGAGAGAGTTACGGTATGGGAGCAACTGCTGATTGTGTGGTGAGTATATGGCAACGTGATGAAGATTCAGAGCTAAATGTTATAAACATGGGCATGATGAAAAACCGGTTCGGGCCTAATTTCGGTACATGCGCGATGAACATTGATTATAGTACGTTGACAGTAACAGAACAGGACAATGTCAACGAAACTGGAGAACTGAGTGACACAATGAACACGTTAAATATTCTAAGTGATTGATTTAGTTAAAAACACGATTAAATATTAATTAAACATGAAAAACATTGTATTCACTGACGCAGATTTAGATGGTAGCATGTGCTACATGTTACTCAAACTATGCGCCACAAACACGCTACCTTACAAGGTTACAACTGTGACAAAATTTCATGACGATTTCAAAGCGTGGCTCAAGAAAAACGACCCCACACAATACAACAAAATAATTATAACCGATCTAGACATATCACAGCAATCCTTGGAGCTTGTAGACATGCCTAACGTTCATATAATTGATCATCATTCCACCCATGTTGAGAATCGCGACAAGTACAAACATGCCAAAGTTAATGTTGTAGAATACCCCAGTTGCGCAAAATTAATTTACAAACTATTCAAAAGCAAAATAGACAAACATATCACCCCGGACCAGAAAAAATTATTATTGTTGGTAGATGATTATGATAGTTGGACACATCAATACCCTCAGAGCAAACAGTTGAATTTTATTTTTTGGAACTACCAAGGTGATCGGCTAGAAAAATTTTTAAAAGACTTCAGCATTGGTTTCAGAGGATTCAACCCCCCTCAATTGCAAACCATTGACTTTTACGAGAAGAAATTACACAAAACATTGAGCAATTTGACATATCATCGTGCCACGGTGAGTATTGGTAAAAAACCTACCAAATGTATATGTACTTTCGCCAACACATTGATAAGTGATGTGGGTAACCATTTAGTTGAAAAACTTGATGCGGAAATAGGGTTTGTAGTCAATTTAGATTCAAATCGGGTGAGTATTAGAAGAAACAAAGCATGCGAAATACATGTGGGTAATTTAGCTAAAAAATTAATTGATGGTGGTGGACACGAGTCTGCTGCTGGTGGTGTATGCACAGAAACATTTTTAAAATTTAGCAAAGTTTTCACACCAAGTAAAAATTAATGGACGATAAATCTTCAGATCCAATATATTCATTATATCGACAAGATTTAGAACATGCATTTTATTGTTTTTGTAGTTATGTTTGTATAATCCGGAACAAAAAAATGAACATCGCCAGTATTTTTATAGAAACACTACAAGATGAATACATTCAAGAAGTTTTTATGAAATTATGCGATCATAAAAACAAATATGAAGCGGTTAGATCATTTCTCACAATTGAACCTAGTTTACAAAAAAGCAAATACATAAAAAGATATATAAACAAAACTGTTGAAAATCGATAGAAAATATCTTATAATATTATTTTAAAAATAACCCAAGACCCAAGACCTAAAATATGAGTACGTTTACAACTACAATGTTCGATTCTATCAAAGAATCTTTATCTAAAGCGCCTAACTCGTCTGGATTCAAAGACGTGTTAAAATTCAAACCCGGGACCTCATGTGAGTTGAGACTGTTACCCAACATGAAAAGTCCTGGAGATACATTTTTTCACTATTATACATATGGCTGGGAAAGCTTCGCAACCGGTCAATACATAACAGTAGTTTCACCACAGACCATCGGTGAGAGATGCCCAGTGTCAGAAGCTAGATATCAACTTCGACAAAAAGGCTCACCAGAAGAGCAAGAAAAGTCTAGCAAGGTGTTGAGACGAGAACAATGGTTGGTTAATGCTTATGTTGTGAATCATTCAGAAGAACCGGAGAACAATGAGAATGTTAAAATTCTAAGATACGGAAAACAATTGCACAAGATAATCACAGATGCGATTGAAGGTGAAGATGCGGATCAATTTGGTGCTAAAGTGTTTGATTTGACAGAGAATGGATGCAGCTTCCGGGTCCGTTGCGACAAGCAAGGAGACTTCCCTACATATGTAGCTAGTAAGTTTTTGATTCCAGCAGCTGTACCTGGCCTAGCTGCCGGTGATATCGAGAAGATATACAACCAGACACACACACTTGATGATACATTTCCGATCAAATCGTATGATGAAATTCAAGAAGTGGTCAATGAGCATTTACATTGCAAAAGCACCACTAGTGTAGTTGTAGAAAATGTAGTTGAGACGACCGATTCAGATTTAGATGAAGAAGTGCCAATGGATTTTGACAAACCCCCGGTTGAGAAAGAGCAAAAAAAATCCGAACCGGATATTGTAATCCCGGATGATTTGCTCGAAGGATTAGATGACCTATAACACATGTCTACAGAAAA